GCATTAAGAGAGAAGAAAGAATTGGACAGACTTGGATTATCTACGCTACGCAAAAAATGAACTAGGGTATTGTAGCAGGGGCATAAAGGTCGGTTTATAAGCAATTAACTAACTAAAATAATATGAAACTACTTATATGTGATGTATGTGCAAGTGAGGGGAAAACAATAGAAGCGACAAACAAAACAGGTTATAGAAAAATGGGAAATACTGCAAAAATAGATGTTTGTAAAGAACATTTAAGTTATGGAAAGGGTATGACATTTGAGGAGTTTTTGAAGAAAAGTATGAGGTTATCAGAAATGTATTATAAAGGTAAAACTAAAAAATGATAAAGGTCGGTAATTATCAGAACTAAATTATAAACCAATACGCCCTGTAGCTCTCTCTTTTCCTCGTATTGGGGAAGAGGGAGAACTAAAGGGATTAACTAAAAAAATATGAAAAAAGTAAATGAATTAAAAATTTCTGAATCTTGTAGATATTGTGAAGATACAGGAATTAGACAAATTTCTAACGGAGAAGACGATTATGACGAGGAGTATTGTGATTGTCCAAGTGGAGAAAAATTAACTAACGAAGAA